GTTAGGTTTAGAGGAAGAAGGATTAATGAAAAAATTTGGCTTTGATGGTTCAGATCAATATATGTATGCGAGGTTATTCTAATGGGTTGGGTATCAGCAGTCGCACCAGCACTAACAACAGCAGCACCTTTTGTATCTGCAGGAACAGCAATAATAGCTGGTAGACAAGCAAGTGCTACTGGTAAATATAATCAAGCTATTCAAAATAGAAATGCTCAAGTTGCCGAGCAAGAAGCAGAACAAATTGAAAAACAAAAAGAATTTGATATTGCAAAATTTGATAAACAATTTACACAATTACAAGGTCAAACAAAAACAAGAATATTATTTTCTGGTGCAGAACTATCTGGTTCTGGATTAAGAATATTAAGATCAAATGCTGAAGAAGCAGAAATAGAAAAAGGTATTATAGATTATAACGCAAAAATAGGTCAAGCAAGAAAATTTGAAGAAGCAAACTTTGCTCGTATGTCTGGTGAACTTGCTAGACAACAAGCAAGATCTGCTGAACTTGGATATTATTCTCAAGCAGGTATGAGTTTATTAAGAGGATTTGGAGATTAATATGCCTAAGATTCCTACATTTACAGCACAAGGTAGACCAACAACAGATGCACCCAGTCTTAGAACTGGTATTCAAATTTCACCTACTGCCACACCTGCTGCTGGGTTACTTCCAGCTTTAAATGAATTAACAGATTATTCAATAAAAAAAAGAGATACTGCTGAAAAAGTAGAAGCTGCTAAAAAAGTTTTTGAAATAAAAGGTGAACTCGATAAATATTTAGAATCAGAAAAAGAAAACATTAATGATGAAGATGCAATTAATAATTTTAAAACAAAATATAACAATTACATAAATCAACAATTAGGTGGAATAAAAAATAATAGAGTTAAAAAAAGAATACAACAAAACTTAGATTTAGAATATTCAGAGTATGTTTATAATATTAAAAATAATTCTTATAAAGCATTAGAAACTGAAAGTTTAACAACAATTAATAATGAAATAAATTCTTTATCTGGTAAATATGCAACATCAGATAATCCAATATTAAAAGTTAAATATAAAACACAAGCAAAAGAAAAAATTACACAATTTGCTAAAGATTTTGATTTACCTGAAAATGTATTAGAAAAAAAATTAGAAGCTGTTGATAGAGATTTTTTATTAGCGGATATGCAACAATTTGCTGGTAAAATAAATGGTGCTTCTGAAATTAAAAATTTAGATAATAGTTTAAATGGAACCAAATTTTTAAATGACCAAGATTTTTCAAGTGGAGTTTATAATGGTTATCTTCAAGCAATATCTGAAATAACAGTTAAAGGTGATGTAAATTCTGATTATGACAGAGCAGTAGAATTAATTGATGAATTAAAAAAATTTGAAAGATCAAATGGTTATAAAGTTAAAACAGGAGATATATCTGTTAAGATTGATAACTTAGAACAAAAAATATTAACAGAACAAATTCAACATGAAAATTTAATGGAGAAGCAAGGTGATAATGAAGTTTTCTCTAACTATTCTGGAGACTTACAAAGAGCATTAACTAAAAGTATTACAGACAAAGGTATTGGTGTACCAGCACAATTTAAAGATGAGTTAGCTGCAGCTGAAATAGAAACAGAATATAATGAAACTTTACAAAATTATTTAATTGCTAACCCAGAAGATACGCTGGAAGAGAAAAAGGAATTTGCTAGATCATTAGTTTACTCTCTAAAAAATGTTTATGAAAATAGAAAAATAGAAAATCTTATTAATAATAAATTAGAAAAAAATATTTTTGATATAAAATTTGAATATCAAAAAACTATTAATGATATAGCTTTATTAAAAGAAAATAAACTAGATCCACAAGTTTTAAAACAATACAAAACTTTAGCAAAAATAAATGGTTTTACAATTAAAGTAGATGGTAAAAAAGAAGGTGATATAAATGCTTTTATGAATGAGTATTTACCAATACTTAAATCACAAATAAAAGCTACAACAATAGGAGAATAATATGTCATCTGAACTTTCTCCAGAAGTTCTAAAGCTTCTTAATGAAGCAAACATAGAAACTGTAAAAATAGAACCAATTAATTCTGGTTTAGTCAAAAAACCAGATCAAGAAGATGTAAATTATTGGAAGATCGCAGAAGATATGGCTTTATCTGCACCACAAGGAATTGTTAATGCAGTTGAAGAACAAGGTGATTTTATAGAAGAAAACATTATACCTTTAGGTGGTTTAGAGTTTGGTGATAAAGATGGTAAATTAACATTTAAAGATTTTATTCCAAAATATATTTCACCTTCAAAATGGAAATCAGAAGAGTATTCAAAAAAAAGACAACTACCAGTATTTCACAAACCAAAAACATTAGCTGGAAATATGACAGAAGGAGTGTCTAGATTTATTACTGGATTTGCTGGACCAGCTAAATTTTTAAAAGGTGCGGGTCTTGGGGGTACAGCAGTTAAATCTACACTTCGTGGACTTGGTGCAGGTGCTGTTGCTGATCTTACTGTTTTTGATCCTAACGAAGGAAGATTATCAGATATGTTGGTAGAATTTGATTCACCAGTATTAAATAATGCTGTTACCCAATATTTAGCTACAGATGAAAATGATACTGAAATGGCAGGAAGACTAAAAAATGTTTTAGAAGGAATGGCACTTGGTGGAATTGGTGAATCTATATTTTTAGGAATAAGAGGTTTCAAAAAAATGAAACAAACAAAAGATTTAAAAAAAAGAGCTAAGATACAAGAAGAAACTTCTAAAGCAATACAAGATACACAAAAAGGAAAAAAAACTAAAAGAGTAAGAAAAGCAAAATTAGAAGATAATCCTGCAATAGATACTAAACAAGCAATGCAGATAATTAAAACAACTAAACAAACTGCTAAAAAAGATTCTGAACTTTGGATTAAAAAAGTTTTAAATACTAAATCATTTAAAAATGGTGATGAAGTTTTACACACAATAGATGATGTTGCTGAAAATATGTTTGATGATGCAACAAAAGAATTTTTAGAAAGCGATGTGTTAGCTAATGAAACTGCTGAAGAACTAGCAACATTAATGTCTAAAAATAAAGAAGATGTATTAAAGTCTGTAATTAAAGAAGGTCAAAAAGCTAAAGAAGGAACAATAAGAATGTTAGCTAATAAACAATTATTACAAGAGTTAGCATTTGATTTTCAATCTGCTTCTAAAAAATATTTAGATGAGTTTGGTGAAGATTCTGCTAAATGGTCTAAAGAAGCTAAAGAAGAAATAGCATTAAGAATGAAAGTTATTGGTGAAACTTTTAAAGGATTAAAAGATCAAATTAGAGATGCTGCTAGAACTACTCAAGCAGGTAGAATTAAAGTTACAAGAGCTGGTGGTAAAATTTTAGAAATAGAAAAGATTGCAAATATATTTAAAAACTATGATGCTAATCCTGCTGTCGTTGCAAAAAAAGTAAAAGATATGAAACCAGAAGATATTATTAATGAAATATCTAAATCAAAATTATCTAAATATATTGAAGCATTTAACTCACTTTACATTAACTCATTATTATATGGAACTTATACTCATTTTGTTAATATACTTGGAAACCTTTATGAAACAATTTTAAAACCATTAGAAACAATTACAGGTGGTGCATTAACTAGAGATGCAAAAATAAGAAGAGAAGGTTTTTCTCAATTTATAGGAATGTCTAAAACTTGGAGAAACTCTTTAAAAGCTGCTGGTATAGCATTAAGACAGGGTGATGCAATACTTGATCCACTTGTTAGAACACAAGATAATTTACAAATAATAAATGGAAAAGCAGTAAGACCAATTAGTGGTTCTGCTCTTGGTTTTGATGGTAAAATTGGAACGGGTATTGATTGGTTTGGTAGAGTTGCAGAGTTTCCAACAAGACTACTTATGGCTTCAGATGAATTATTTAAACAATTTAATTATAATGGAAGATTATATGCTGAAGCAGTTGAGAATACTTTGGAATTGGGTTTTGATCTTAAATCAAAAGAAGGTAAAGCAAATATTGATAAAATATTTAAAGAAGGTTTTGATAAAAATGGAAAAGCAAATGTTGTTGATAATGATATTGCAGAAAGAGCTTTAGAAAATGCTAGGGTTTCGACATTTACTAATACATTAGATGATGGAAGATATTTAAACATTGGTGGAGCAGTACAAAAATTTTTACAAGAAGCACCTTATTTTAGATTTCTTGCACCATTTGTAAGAACACCAACAAATCTTTGGAGACACGCTGAAAGTCGGATTCCTGTATTAGGTGCTTTTACTAAACCAATGAGAGTAATGTGGAACTCTGGAGACAGAAGAGCAAGAGCTGAAGTTATAGGTAGACAGACATTTGGAATAGGTGCTGCAACTTATGCTTATATTTTAGCGTCAACAGATATAGAAGATAGTAAAGGCAATATACATAGAAGAATAACTGGAGCTGGACCAAAAGATTTTAATATTAAAAGACAATGGATGGCTAATGGTTGGCAATCTTATTCTATTGCACAAAAAAATGAAGATGGAACAATAACATATAAACAATATAATAGAATGGATCCTAGATTTTATATTTTAGGAATTATGGCAGATGTTTTTGAAAATAAAGATAACATTAATGATGAGCAAAAACAACATTGGTTTACTGTTGCAGCTTTATCTGCAATGAGATCTGCTGCTAATAAATCTTATTTAAGAGGTATATCTGATGGATTTGACTTAGCAGAAAATTTTACAGCACAAAACATATCTAAATATGTTGGTAGACAAATCGGTAATGCAATTCCTTTTCAAGCATTATTAGGTCAAGGTATTCCAGGTATTACTGAGCCAGATAAAGATTTATATGAAGCAAGAAGTTTTTTAGATGAAATAATTAAGAAAGCACCTTTATTAGAAAAAACAAAATATCTTGAACCAAGAAGAGATTTATTAACTGGGGAACCTATAGAAAAAACACCTAATGCTGTTTATTGGAAACCTTGGGAAAACGCAACATCATTTTTAGGATTAGGTCAGGGACCACTTATGGTTGGTAGAAAAATAGATATTAAAGAAGATCCTGTATTGATAGAATTAATGAGACTTAAAATAAGACTTTCTGAACCTAATGAAATACAATTAAAAATAGTTAATTTAATAGATTATAAAAAAGATAATCAATCAGCTCATAATTATTGGATTGAAAGAATAGGTAAAACAGAATTAAATGGCATAACTTTAAAAGAACAGTTATTAAATACTATAGAATCTATAGATTACAATAGAAGACAAGAAGGAAATGAAAATTTTGAAGGTGGTAAAGAGCCAACTTTAAAAAGAATTTTTAAAGCATATAAAAATCAAGCATATCAAGATATGTTAGAAGAATATCCAGAGGTTAATGATGCTATAGAAGAAGCTAGAAAAACTAAATATGGATTTAAAGAATCTACTTATGATATAGAAGAAAGACCAAAAGAAGTGTTGCCTAGACTATAAAATAACTATATAGAGGAACTAATATGACAATATCATCGACTACAGTAAAAAACTCCTACTCTGGAAATGGTACACTTGATACCTTCAACTACACTTTTAAGATCTTTGCAGACGCTGATATTCAAGTTATTATTAGGGATGCCACAGCAACTGAAACAGTTA